ACCACACTGTAGTTGCACGATTGGCAGCAGCAGCCTTCTTCCTTCACCGGGAACGGATTGTATCCGTAGCCCTCATACTCTTTGCCGCAGATGCAGCACACTTTCTTTTCTTCTTTCTTTTCCATCACTTCAAATCTTTTTAATATTTACTTTACAACTTGGATTCCATATCAGCACATTACGTGCAAACAAGACATCACCCGTTTCTATTACAACATGACCGGGCGTTTTCGCTCTTCTCACTTTTAAGTCGCTTTGGATGTTTCGCTCCAGCCAGTCATCCAATACGGACCGGCTGGAATTTCCGTCCAGCAGTATCTGGAACACTTCAGTTCCGGTGTAGCTTTCAAAAGCCTTCTCGTTATTATCCATAATCATTTTGGTAAATTATTACTTGTTTGAATGATTCCGTCTTCCCATACCACATAATAGCTTCCCGGGTCTCCAATGGCGCGTCCTTGACAATAAGCTTTATAACCGACCACCCGAATCTTCATATCACAGATATATTTCAATCTTACTGCACCGCCACCCATCGGCTGGCTTTTCTTTTCCTGGCTGATCCAGATGAAACATTTCTTCGGAAAGGTTTCCATCAGTTCCACAGCCTGCGGATAATCCCATCCGGCCACCTGAAAGGAATCGATGATGATAAACTTCGGGCTTTTCGGTTTTTTCAGTCTGGCAATCACTTCCTCCAGACTGCCTTCTGTCACCACACGAAATTTACCCTGCACCTCATTCATCTTCAGATAACCCATACGCCGTTGGAAGCTTTGGTTGATTTTCTCTTCGTAACTCATGTACAGCACCGTCCCATAGTTGCACAGTTCCTTTCCAAGTTGCATCACAAAGCTGCTTTTCCCACTGGCACTGGCACCGCTGATGAACCACGAAGCGTTCTCTGCCGGGAACCCGAAAGGTTTGCTCCATTTCTCATCCCACGGCAGAGTAACCCATTTCTTGGCGGCTATTTCCTTCGGACTGTACGCACGCTTCATTATTCCGCTGTCATTTTAAGTTTCTCAATCTCGGTATAGACTCTTCTCAAACCACCGCGTGTCTTCCGTACAATCTGGGCTATATCAGCCCCCGCAGGAGCATTTACCTTGGCTACAATACGTGCCTGGTTGTTCAAGAACTGTTCGCGCTCCTTTCCATCATCCGGAGTCACCTTGCTGTACCGGTCACCATAACGGCTCAACATTTCGGTATAGCCCACCTTCTTACATTCTATGGACCGGTTGATTTTCTCTTTCAATCCGTCTGCCCCCATCATATACCAGGCGCAGCAGCGCTCAGTGGCATTCCATAAGGCCTTCAGTTCCAGGAAAGCTTCATACTGCAGATCGCCTGCTTCATCGAGGATGATAAGCGGGGTTTCCATCGAACGGAGGTAATATACCAGGTCTTCATACACATCAGAATACTTCCCCTTGCTGTCCACACCAAACTCTGCAGCAATCTTGCGTACCAACTTCAATTTTGTCTTTACCTGCGAACAGTCGATATAAACGGCATTCTTGTGGCTTTGCACATAATAACGTGCCGTGAAAGTCTTGCCGATATTGGGCATGTCGCACAAGATGCCCGACAGACTGGACTGCTGTGAGAACTCCAGCTGGGCAGTTATATATTCAAAGGTCGGGGTCTTGGCTGCTTTCCATTCCATTTCACCACGGAGGTTCACCCCTAATTTACGGGCAATGCTTATCCAGTTGGCATCGCTCAGGGCTTTGTCTGTCTGTCCGTTCTTGATTGCACTGTACACAGATGTACTGATGGCTAAAGAGGCAGCATGCTTGGCATCACTGGGATAGTTCGCACGGTTGGCGGCTATCGCTGCTAAAATCTTCTGTTTTTGCGCTTCTGTAATCATAATTCTAACGCTGTTTTAATGTTGTTCTAATTCTATTCTTACATGTCACTGATGGCCCTCATTGCCTCGCTTATTCCGGAGTGCCATTCATAATCTGATTCCGGATCTGCCGACAATTCGGCTGGCAAATCATTGGATAGCTCCACCGGGGGAAGTTCCAGTTCCTCTTCCGGGTCATCTGTTGGCTGAGCCAGTGTACCAGTGCCCACCTTGCCGATGGCATGGTCATTGAGGTATTTGCTGAAATGACTTACAATCTTAGCCTGCTCTGTATAGGCAGCCCGGTCTTCTTCGGTCTGTTCTGCCATCACCCGGTTGTAAGTCACTACTGGACGAACCTTGTCAAGGTAGCGGTCGTTCTGGAACAGGAAGACATCCGTAGGCTTGCCCTCTTCATCCGGCAGGTAGTAGGCCGTCACCTTGCGGTTGTTTGATTCCAGCTGCTCCAGCACTTCCGGACCGCTCAGCCACCACTCTGCATTTGCCACACGTACTGTGGAATTTCTACGAATACTGGTTTCTACCTTTTCCCCGATATATCTGCTCAAAGTCAATTTATCAAGCGGTCGAAGGGTCGGATTGATTTTGGCTACAAGCACATCCCAACGGGTCATTCCGGGATATTTCTTTTGATTGGGGTGAAGCGTATTGTTCCATTCTTCACAATCGCGACGGTCATCCGCCACAAGCTCTTCAAACGTATAATACTTTCTGTCTTCCCAGGTGTGGTTACTGCTGTCGCTCACTTTCTTCTGATCCACCCGCCGTGCACCCTTACCATACCAGCGACCAATGCCTTCATGGTTCTTATGTGCTATGGTTGTCTTGAACACACCGTTCAGAACTTCAGAATATTTCTCCTGTGAGTTCTGTGGAGCACAGAAATGCACAAACTTAAATACCTCACCTGCCTTCAGGAATCCTTCTTTATACTTGCTCATCAAGTGCTGCTCCACCTCAATACCGGCTGGAATACCCCATCCGTTGCGTTCGATGAGCCGGAACATATCACGGAAACAGTCCACTACCAAAGCATCATCCTTATCTCGCCCGTAGGCCAGCCCGATACGGCACTGGCTCACCACATCATAGGCATAATAAGCATGCACATACTCACCGCCCTTCATTCGGCGCGGCAAATCCACGTCATCCATCGTAATTTGTGACAGAGAAAAATCACCGCCATGGCGATGCATGTGAGGCATTTGCTCATGATAGAACTCCATACGTCCACGCAAGGCTTTTTCTATCAGCAGCTGGCTTGCCGGGTTGTTCAGAATGTTCCGGATAGTGCTTTCGCTCAGTTCTTTCGGCTCCCCGTTCTTGTCCGTAAAGTCTTCCGGATTGAATATCTCTCCTGTTTCCAGATCCCAAACTTCCAGTTCTCCGCATACAAACGACAGATACATTTCATGCACATCGCTGCCGTATGGTTGGTTGGGAAGTACTTTCAAACTCATCACCAGGCGTTCGTCCATGTGAGTCACCTTCCGTTTGTTCTGGTTGCCGAACTTACCGGTTATCAGACATTCGTAACCGTACTGCTTGTATTCGTTCACTTTCTTTCGGAAGCGCAGGGTACTGACAGGAAGGTCATGACCAAAGTCTTCGCGCAGGGTCTCGATGGTGGTGGCCATCATGTCCCAGTTGTATTTTTCACCCATCAGTTTGCGGTAGTCATTGCTTCTGTTATAAAGCTTGATACAAGTATTCAACACGGAAGCATTCACCGCATATTTCCGGGCAAGTTCGTCTGTAGCTCTTTTGCTGGAAGAATGGGCAGACCATTCCAAAAAATAGGCTACTGCAGCCTGATCCAGCACATAGTTTGATAGTATCCAGTGGCGAAGTGCCTGCTCTGTTCCACCGGGGTTGTCTTCCTTCACCCGTTCCAGACACTCGGTAGGCAGGCTATTGAGGGCGACCAACGCGCAATTTCCAGCAGCACCTCCACCACGGCGCACCACCTTGATACGGCCACGGTTCACCCAGTTCCTATAACAGGATTCGGTGATATAGCCGCCATCTATGAGCTCACGTGCAGAAATACACTGTATGTTACCGTAATACACCAACATAGCCGCCTCCTATCTCAATGCCGATGCAAACGCTTGGATTTGGTTAATATCGGCAACCATCACATGCTCGTAAGTCTTCACCGTTTCTCCCTTGAATATTACCTGACCGCTACCATCATTACGGTCAAGCTCTATCAAGGCACCGTTTGGACAGTACTGACGCATCACATTGTCATAATCATGGAAAGTTTCTATTTCCGGAATAACAACCATCACAATACCGCCACGATCCATGGCCAACTTACGGATCTTTGCAGAAAGTTCGGAGTTGCCACGACGGTCATCAAACCGGATAGCGTTATAAACAGTCTTCTCTGTCACGTTGAGTGCCTTTGCGATAAAGTCGCGGTCGGCTTTCGTAATGTGAATGTACCTCTTGTTCATATCTCACTTGTTTTAATGATTAATATTGGGGGGAGTCCGGGGAATCGAACCCCGGCACAAGAACCATGCACTCCCGTGTGTCTTTCCACACCGTCACCCGTCTCTTAACGCCTTCCGGGTTGTCACGCTGGGTTTACTGTTGTCCCTCAACCTTTTCACCTTTTTCAATAATCCCAAGAAGTATAGTGAATTTCTCACGTATCTTCTGGTTCACTTCCAGTTCCAACGTATGCGCCAAATTTGAAGCCGCACTGGTGCTGTTCTTGCGGATGCTTCCGGTAAGAAGACTATCAGTCAGACTGTTTATCTTGCTTTCCATGTATAACTTTACATCATCATGGCTACCGGCAGATAAAACCACCTTCAAGGCACGGTAACAGGAAAGTTCACGTTGCGTCTTGTACATATCCTCGGCATACCAGCAGAAGAAATGTTCAAAATCCTCATTCATGTCTTTGGTGTACTTGTCAGCCTGTCTTACCAGATCATCTATATGAGTCTTTACAGAACTGAATACAAAATCCCAGCAACTCATTTTCTTGTTTTCCATAATCTCACTTATTTAAATTCGTTTATAATCGGTTTCAAACTCACACCGTAACAACTCATCAGGCGGCGGATAAGGTTCTTCACATAAAAATCAGGTGCGGAAAACACAATCCCGGTCTCTTCGGTATATCTGAAGCTGATACCGTCCATCATCAACACGTAAGCCACCTTGTGCTTCACGCTCTGTGTCTGCCATTCTTTTATTTCTTCGTTCATTTTCTTTAATCCTTAAAATTCGCTAATCACATGCCTTTTTCGTATATTTGGCGCGGTGTTCCTTTTTGAACACGCTGCAAATATATAGAATATTTTCGACACCAAAAAGTTTTATGTAGATAATTTACGACTTATGACGAATATTTCCGACAGGATTGCAATCCTAATTAAAGAAAAAGGTATCAGTACAAGGGCACTTGAACAAGCTATTGGGTGCTCGAATGGAGTAATTTCAAGATGCATTAGCAAAGGAACAGATATATCAAGTTTATGGGTGTCGAAAATTATCGAAATACATAATGATATAAACCCTACCTGGTTACTTACTGGGAAAGGTGATATTTACTATAATACATCATCTACAACAACACAAACAACCGAACTCTCCTCTCTCCTTGCCTTAATTAGAGAAAAAGAAGAAATCATCAGGGAACAAGATAGAGAAATCGGACGCTTAGAGGAACGAATCCGGCAAATGACAATCGAAAAGGAAAAACATGTATCGGATGCGCCCATTTCCGGTACTGCAAATGTCGGGTAGGCGGATTTACTATTACCATACACCGGTGATGGAAAACGAAGCGTACCCCCTATCATCCCCCATGATGTCCCCCTCCCAAGCAATCCCCCTCCCCTACCATTATATAAGGGCATAAAGGCACTGATATTGGGGAATTTAAAAAGTAAAACGTGAAAAATGATAGGTTTTTAGGGGGGGGGCTATCAAATAAAAAACAAGGGTATTTTTAAAATTGTGGTATTTTAGCATGTCTGTATCGCACACCGCCAAAACCCTATTTTGAATATCCAGTTCTATAAAAGTGAATATCCACCTGAATATCCAGCGTCAAAAAAGACCGATTTCAAGCACAAAAAAGGGGAGGTATAACCACCTCCCCACACCGGATCATCCTAAAGCCGTTTTTATTGCCTTTTTAGCCGCTTATTATTCGTCTGATACATTTCTACTACGCCCGCAAGAAATGAGCGTAGATTGCTTTATTATAGCCTTTTTGGTGCATACAGTCCCGTTACCAGATAATCCTGCATGAAGCAGATAATTCTTCGTTGCGCCCACCTGTTCAGCTGTAAAAACGGTATAAACCGCCGAAATGCTGCTGAAATACCAATCTTTCCGCTTTGTTCCTTCTATTCCGTGCGTCAAATGCACATGTATTACCTTTCCCATAACTAATAATATTTTGTCGCAAATATACCAAATAACTATTATATGGAATAATTTAAGCAGAATTATATCAAATAATCGGGCACAAAAAAAGCAGCCGCAGCTGCCATGCACTCCCCCACCCTAATCAATCATGTAAGCCCTATGTAAACCCAATTAAACTTATCTGCAAATCTGTATACCCGAAAAGCATCTAAATGTAGCTGCAAATTAAACCCACGTAAACGTTTCGTTTTGCAGAGCCATCCATCCATATTCCGCACAACCATTTGTATATCAATAGGTTTAATATCTTTTTCATTCAATCCTCAATATACGTTTCGTTCTGTGCCCCATAAAAGCCCAATATCGTTTTTTCATGTATATAAAAAATTACCCGATGTAAAGGTACAATATAATTTGCAATTTAGTTGCATCTTCTTTCCGCTATCTTTGTTGTCATAAATAAAAAGAAACAATGAAAAAAATAAAATTAGAATCAGTTTTCAATGAATTCACTTTAATGGGAATAGCTGTATCAGGAGCATTCTATCTAGGAGAATACTGGGAAGGTATTGCCGTTATTCTGTTCTATCTCATAGGTGAATGGTTCCAACACAAAGCTGTACACAAAGCACGCAGCGACATCAAAGCATTATTGGATGTACGTCCCGAAACAGCCACTGTAATATATAACAACACATATAAAATAACAGTACCGGAAAAAGTACAGCCAGGAGAAACCATTGAAGTAAAAGTTGGAGAAAAAGTACCTCTAGACGGATTTTTACTGGAAGATTCCGCTTCATTTAATACGACCGCCCTAACCGGAGAAAGTGTTCCCCGGACTCTATATAAACAAGAAGAAGTTTTAGCAGGAATGATCGCTTCAGATAAAGTGGTACGGATCAAAGTAAACAAACCGTATGATCAAAGTACGTTAGCACGTATCCTCACTTTAGTACAAGATGCAGCAGAAAGAAAAGCCCCTGCCGAATTATTTATCCGCCGTTTTGCACGAATTTATACACCGATAGTGACAGGACTGGCAATACTAGTTGTCATACTCCCCTATTTATACTCTCTGATAAAACCTGAATTCATTTTTGTTTTTGATGATTGGTTCTATCGGGCTTTAGTATTCCTAGTCATATCATGTCCTTGCGCATTAGTGGTCAGCATTCCATTAGGATACTTTGGAGGTATTGGTGCCGCATCTCACAAAGGGATTCTTTTCAAAGGGGGTAATTATCTAGATGCCATAACCCAAATAAACACCGTAGTATTCGATAAAACCGGAACACTCACCCAAGGTGTATTCAGTGTCCAGGCAATATCGGCAGCCGAAGGTGTTTCGCAAAAAGAACTGCTTCAACTTATCGCCTCTATAGAGAGTTTCAGCAATCATCCTATCGCAAAAGCCATTGTCAAATATGCAGAAGAACAAAATATATCCCTTAACTCGTCACTGAAAATAACCGAATTTGCCGGATATGGAATAAAAGCCGTAACAAACGGTAAAGAAGTATATGTAGGAAATGCACGGTTATTATCAAAATACGGCATCTCTTTTCCCTATGAAATCAGCGACATGACAGAAACAATCGTGTTATGTGCAATGGAAAACAAATATTTGGGATATCTTTCATTGGCGGATACACCAAAACCAGATGCTGTACAAGCCATCCGCGAACTGAAAGACTTAAATATTAATAATATTCAAATATTATCGGGAGACAAACAGACAATTGTTTCTAATTTAGCCGAAAAGATAGGTGTCACACAGGCTTTCGGCGATTTGCTACCCGAAGGTAAGGTAGCACATTTAGAACAATTAAAAGCAAATTCTGAAAATCGTGTAGCTTTTGTAGGAGACGGTATCAATGATACTCCCGTACTGGCACTCAGCGATGTTGGGATTGCCATGGGTGGCCTAGGATGTGACGCTGCTATAGAAACTGCGGATGTAGTGATACAAACAGACCAACCCAGTAAAGTGGCGGAAGCTATAAAAATAGGGAAACAGACCCATCGCATCGTATGGCAAAATATATCAATGGCATTCGGAGTGAAATTGTTAGTATTGCTATTGGGAGCCGGCGGAATGGCCACTATGTGGGAAGCCATATTTGCAGATGTAGGCGTAGCTTTACTCGCCATTTTTAATGCAATGAGAATACAGAAATGGAAAGAATAAAATGATTTGACCTATGAATGAAACAATCTATTTAAAAAAACTGGAACAGCGGGAAATCAAACCGACAGCCATACGTCTGCTTATTCTAAAAACCATGATGCAGCACAAAGAAGCATTTTCACTGTTGGATTTGGAAAACGAATTGGATACGGTAGACAAATCAACCATCTACCGCACCATAACCCTTTTTTTAGCCCATCATCTGATTCATGGCATTGATGACGGTACAGGATCGTTAAAATATGCAGTTTGCAGCAATGATTGCAATTGTGAGGTAGACGACCTCCACACTCACTTCTACTGTGAGAACTGTCACCGCACGTTTTGTATGAAAAGTATCCACGTGCCCATCGTGACACTACCTCCCGGATTCACCGTACAAAGTATCAATTATGTCCTGAAAGGTCTATGTTCGGAATGCTCTCATCAGCATATATAACTATTGCCAGAAAAGGAAATCAACCCCAAAGCCCAGTTGATATAATCCAATGCAGGCATCCGAATTTACTGATCGGATGCCATTCATCTAATTGTCTGTTATTCAAAGCTGTAATATTTTCTTATATAGTATCCGCCCTTTTAATGAACATCAATCAAGAAATACAGTATTTTTATTTGGGAGCAAGAAACTTCTTAGTCAGCCATTTTCTCACAGGCTCATCATACAGTTTCAGACACAGGCAAGCCAAAATGACACTCAAAACAAAAACACCCACAGCTACATACCAAGTTTCTCCCAATGTATAAAGTTTATTCTCAATCAACCATGCGTAGAACAAATACATCAACGGATAATGTACTACATAAACCGGATAGGATATATCTCCCAAGAACTTGCATATCTTTGTAGACTGCTTATCCGTAGTAGTACCCGACGCCCCCAGCCACACAAGAAAAGGAAAAACCACAATTA